CTTGGATGCACAAACGTAGGCATTCCTTTTTTACTATGCAAGTATTTGTTTGTTTATTTTTGAAACAATCGGATTTTACTCTCTGAGTTATTGGAAAAAGTCGGCATGTCGACCGTTATCGTGGTCACTTGATGGGGGCGTGACGGGATATGAGCATGAGTTTTGCAATGGATATATTTTTTCATTATATATATTTGTCAATATTCTGAATTGATTTTGTTACTTACTGAAATACTCTTTCTTTATCGTTTAATATATATATTGACTGAATATTTTGATATGAAAAAGGAGTAAACATTATGGGATATCTTTAAGGAAATAGATTATAAAATCGAATATATTTGTTTAGCTGTAGGATGTCTCTGATAAATAATAACGTTTTAGTGATAGAATTATCAAATAAGATATTTATCTTCGCTATCCAAATCTAAATGCAGAAAAACATTTAAAATGAAGAGAAGAATGTTTCTTAAATCATCACTATTAATGACTTCAGGATTAGGTTTTGATACTTATGTGAGAGAAGAGGTCAGAGAGGAGAGAGTGCAGGTTAAAAAGCCACACGTTATCCTGATCATGACTGATCAGCATCGTGGAGATGCTCTCGGCTGTATGGGAAATTCCGCTGTCATATCTCCGAATCTTGATCGTTTGGCGAAAGAGGGAACTTTGTTTGTAAATGGATATTCTGCTTCTCCAAGCAGTACACCTGCTCGTGCCGGACTCTTGACTGGCATGTCGCCTTGGCATCATGGCATGCTGGGGTATGGTCGAGTTGCAGAAAAGTATACGTACGAGATGCCGCAAATGTTACGTAATCTCGGGTATTATACATTTGGTGTTGGAAAAATGCACTGGTTTCCACAAAAGGCTCTTCATGGCTTTCATACAACATTGATTGATGAGAGTGGACGTGTCGAGTCGAAAGATTTTATCAGTGATTATCGGGAATGGTTTCAGCTTCATGCGCCAGGTGAGAATCCCGATTTGACAGGCATTGGTTGGAATGCTCATGGGGCAGGTATCTATAAATTGCCGGAGAAGTTGCATCCGACGGCATGGACGGGTCAGACTGCTTGCGAATTGATTCGAAATTATAATTGTGATAAACCCCTTTTCTTGAAAGTTTCATTTGCACGTCCTCATAGTCCTTATGATCCTCCCAAGCGTTATCTGGATATGTATAAGGATGCCGATATACCCAAGCCGTCTGTCGGTGATTGGTGTGGCAAATATGCCGAACGTCTGGATCCGGAAAAAGTGGCTCCAGATGCTCCTTTCGGTAATTTTGGGGATGAATATGCTGTCAAATCCCGCAGGTATTATTACGCGAACATTACCTTTATTGACGACCAGATCGGAGAGATTATTGCGGTGTTGAAAGAAAGAGGAATGTATGACAATGCGATAATTTGTTTTACGGCCGATCATGGAGATATGTTAGGCGATCATTATCATTGGCGAAAGACATACCCTTATGAAGGTTCGACCCATATCCCTTATATTGTGAAGTGGCCTGCCGGAATGTACAAAAAGGTTCCTTTGGGAGCAAGGATCGAACAGCCAGTCGAACTTCGCGACTTTTTGCCTACCTTTATCGAGTTAGCTGGTGGAGCTGTACCTCCTGATATGGATGGCAAATCTTTGTTGAAGCTGGTTCAGGGCCAGGAAAGTGAATGGCGTAAATATCTGGATATGGAACATGCCACTTGCTATAGTCAGGATAATTACTGGTGTGCATTGACAGATGGTAAGATCAAATATGTTTGGAATTTTCATACCGGAAAAGAAGAATTGTTTGATCTCCGGAAAGATCCGAACGAATTGGTGGAATGTTCCGGCAAGCCGGCTTATGCTACCCAGCTTAAGGAAATGCGCCAGGCAATGGTCGATCATCTGGCAGAGCGCGACGAAACTTTCGTGAAAGATGGAAAATTGGTGGTACGGGAGACAACAATGCTTTATAGCCCTAATTATCCTCAAACAAAATGATTCGTATAAATTCTTTAAACTGTGTATGCTATGATAAGAAAATGGAAACTCCTGCTTGTTGGAGTGAGTTGTGTAATGGGTACAGCTATGGCACAAAATAATCCTATTTTGCTGTTTCCGAAAGGTGCACCGGGCGAAACAACCAAGTTGATTGAAAAGGCAGATGCTGACGGTGGGAAGACCGGAGGCGAGACGGTTCTTCGTATCACGAATGTAAGTGAACCGACAATTACCGTCTATCCGGCCCCCGACGAAGTGGCGACAGGTGCTGCCGTTGTGGTTTGTCCGGGTGGTGGCTATAATATCTTGGCTTATGACTTGGAAGGTGATGAAGTTTGTGAGTGGTTGAATAACTTGGGAGTTACTGCCGTTTTGTTGAAATACCGGGTTCCTCGCCGCGAGGGCCGTGCGAAACATGAAGCTCCTTTGCAGGACGTGCAGCGTGCGATCGGATATGTCCGGACTCATGCGGAAGAAATGAACCTGGATCCTCAGCGGATCGGAGTAATGGGATTCTCTGCCGGCGGGCATCTTTCGGCGATGGCAAGCAACAATTTCGATAAACGTACTTATCCGGCCGTGGATGCGGCAGATAAGGCAAGTTGCCGTCCGGATTTCTGCCTCTTGGTTTATCCTGCCTATCTGGATGGTGAAAATTTCCAGTTGGCTCCGGAAGTCAAAGTATCTTCTGCCACTCCCCCTACAATGATGATTCAAGCAGAAGACGATAAATCTTATATCAACAGTAGCCTTTTCTACTATTATGCTTTGAAAGAAGCTGGTGTGCCTGCATGGATGCATCTATACAGTAAAGGCGGTCATGGTTATGGCCTGAGAGATACGGGTGCAGCTGTAAATGAATGGCCTGACAGGGCTGAAGACTGGTTTCGCGAAATCGGTGTGATAGAATAAAAAACTAAATAGAGTACAAAGATTTTCGATTTTTCTGTATCTTTGTACTCACAAATCATGGGGATGACCGGTTTAGACAGCGGGTAGAAGTGGTTTGTAAGCATGTAGTGCGTGGTCGGCTTGCACTTAAATCTCAGACGGCGAACAATTAACTGGCGAAAACAATTACGCTCTCGCTGCTTAATCGAAGTACAGTAGATTCAAGCTTAATCCCTGCAAAAGTTGCGGGGACGTGACATCACCCGGATGCTGTGGCTCCGAAGCGTTCCGATCAGGTGGTGCAGCAATATCGGAGATAGTTTGGAGTAAGTCTCGGGCTCCAAGTGAAATTTTAGAGGATAAGGTTCAAGTGGGTGGCTTCGGTCTTGCTTGCACCCGACAATCGAAGGCGAAGATAAACATGTAGAAAGCAGATTAATTCCTCGTTTGGACGAGAGTTCGAATCTCTCCATCTCCACAAAGGCTACTGATTATCAGTGGCTTTTGTTTTTAAGGCACTATTTTGGGGACCTTGTTGTTGTTTGTTAAACAATTTCATTGCTTCATGTTTTGCGGAATCAGCTATATCTATATATGGCTTCATTGATTTGTAATCACTGTGGCCTGTCCATTTCATGACAACTTCTGGTTGTATTCCCATCATTAGGGCATTACATATAAAGGTTCTTCTTCCGCAATGTGTTCCTAATAATTCGTACTTTTTAAATGTTTCATCTATTCTTTTATTGCCTTTATAATATGTAATGGTTACAGGGGTGTCTATTCCACATATGTATCCAACTTCTTTTAAATATTGATTCATTTTTTGATTTGTTATTACCGGTAATGCTTTATTATCTGGATATAAATCATCTTTGTATTTATTAAGTATTTCTCTTGAGTAATCATTTAACTCAATAGATATTGTGTCTGCTGTTTTGATGGTTGTTATGTATATAGTATCATTGATTATATTGTGTCGTTTTAGATTTTCAACATCCGAATACCTCAATGAGGTAAAGCAGCAGAAGCAAAAAACATCTCTTACACGCTCCAAATATTTTTTGTTTTTAGGAAATGAAAAGTTATATATTTTCATTAATTCTTCCCATTCTAAAAAGATAACTTTTTTTTCTGTATCCTTTAATTTAGGGGCAAATGATTCGAAATCTCGAATGCTGTTATATCCTTTTGATGTAGCCCATCTCATGAACCATTTTAGAAAAGATATTTGTTTTTTTATAGAACTATTACGTAAGTTAGCATCATCCCTTAAAAATATCATGAAATTGTTTAATCCTGATTCGTTTAATTTTTCAAAAGATAATTGGTTGTTAAATGATATAAGATGATTTTTTAGTGTTTTAAATTTCTGGTATGTCGCTTGTGTCCAATTGTTTTTCATCCCTATTTCTTTCGTAAAATCATCAATATACTTCCATATGTTTTTATCTGAATGTTTTTCAATATCTATATCTATTCCTCTTATTTCTTTAATAAATAGAGCTTTAAACTCTTCCTTATCAGGTGTTTTTTTTTCATTGTTGAATTTGTTAAATATATTTTCAACGGTAGTTTCGTATAAGTTTATTTCTCTGTTTATTACAGATGCTTGTATTTTTTTCTTTCCATGTGTGGTGTTATTTTTACATCGTTGCGTTTCCAAACTCCATTTGTTAATATCAACTCTAAATCCTACGTTGAAAGCTACTATATTTTTACCCCATCTAACTCGTAGACGTAGTTTTGCATCTTCTTTTCCTTTTTCCTTATCAAGAAGGAATATGTGATAATATTTGTTTATCATGACAAATGTATAATTTTATTTTTATTTTAAAACAAAAAGTGTTTATGTTTTGTTTTATTATCAAACTGCCAATAGTGGCAATTTTTAAATCTAAAAAACATGGAACAACAAGAATTTGTGGAAAGATTCCCAGGACTTACTGAAAGTCAGATTTTTGACCTTGCAGAACTTGGAAGGTCAGTGCTCAATATATCGAGCCTAAAGAAGCTTGTATCTGAATTGATGTATATTTCAAAAGAGATACTGTGCTCAGAATCAGATATTGCTGAAAAGACACGATACTGTATATCTGATTTAATGAGCATTGCTATGTGTATTCATGATTTTGATAATGAGGTGAAATATTGATTATTTTATTATAACCTTTTCATACATCCAAGTACTTTGAATACAATCCTTACCATTTCTTTCGGTAATTCTTGTACGCCATATTCAGGTGATTTGTTAGTTGGAATCAGAGAGTAGCAATCTTTATTTTGAGAAGGTCCTATTCTTTTGATTGTGCGCATTTCATTTTTTGTGACTATGGCGTATATTTCACCATACGGGAGGAATGATATATCTTCTATCTTCTTCAGGGCTATTATGTCACCATGCGTTATCTCTGGCTCCATCGAGTGCCCTGTTACGTTACACCAACAGGTCGCCTCATTGTATTTCGGAAAATCTATAAGATACTCCGGTATTGTAGTCTGATCGTTAATCACCAAATCGAATCCTCCAACGAAATCGACGTTGTAGTATGGAACTCCTTTGTCCTCACTTTTTACAGGTACAATATCATTTGGCTGCTGTGAGCTTTCCTTTTTTAACATGGGGCCTTCTCCACGTATAAGCCATTCAGTTGAAAGATCTGAATAAATACCACTTAGTTTTACTAATACATCTGATGATGGATTTTTTGCTTTATTAAAATAGCCCTTGGATAAGTCTAAATCCCTTTCAAATCTATATTCGCTAATTCCTTTGTTTTCAAGGTATAACGAGATTCTATCCTTTACTGTTGAATCATTCATTGTTAATAATATATAATTGGTTGAATAAATACAACCATGTGCTATTGTAGTTGTAAATATTCAGTTATATTTGCAAAGTCATTTGAGGACTGCAAATATAGAATATAAATGTAACATGCAAGTATATGGAAGAAAAAAAGAAATTGCCAATAATTATTACACCATTTGGTAGTAAACAGAAAATTGCAAAGGAGGTAAGTGTTTCGAGAGATTTTGTTAGTAAGTCATTGAACTATACTTCTAATTCAGAAAAAGCTAAGAAAATCAGATCAATAGCTTTAGAAAAATACGGTGGTTTTGAATCTTATAAGGAGGTGGAAGTCTGATGTATAATTTGGATACGCCTATATGGCAATTGACTGTAGGTGAGTTTATTGAATTACAGAAGAAAAATGTAATCAATATCTCGAATGTGGAGCCTATTGGAATCCCTAAAAGAAATTTGGTATATGGGATATCAGGATTGGCTAAATTGTTGAACTGCTCTAACGCTACTGCACAAAAAGTGAAAAATAGCGGAAAAATAGACAAGGCATATACACAGGTCGGTAGGCAGATTGTATTTGATGTTGATCTGGTGATTGACCTTTTGAAAAAGGATAAAAATCGTCGCTAATTATGAACAGAGAAAATATATACTTTTCGCACGATGCGAATGCAATGAGTGACCCCAAATGCATGTTGCTGATAGAGCAGCTTGGGATGGAGGGTTATGGAATGTTTTGGGGCTTGGTGGAAATGCTCCGCCAGCAGCCGGAATACAAAATGTCGCTGCTCCTTATACCGGCATTGGCAAATCGGTTTAAAGTGTCGGAATCAAAATTAAAGACAGTTGTGTCGGGATACGGGTTGTTTGTGATTGAGAACGATGAGTTTTTCTTTTCCCGCTCTCTTCGCGAAAGAATGGAACTGATGGAGTATAAGAAAATCCAAAGATCTATTGCTGGTAAGAAAGCTATTTCAGCAAGATGGAGTAAGAAAAAAGCGCTCCCTTCTCCGTCGAATGCTAGTGAAAAATTAGAAGATGATACGAACGTAATACGAACGTATAACGAACGTAATACGAATTCATACCAAAGAAAGGAAATAGAATTATCTACTACTAACGTAGTATCTAATTCTTGTATTAGTTATAGTAACAAAGATAGTTCTAATGATAAAGATAGTTTAGAAGATAAAGAGAGGGGGAATTTTGAAAAGTCGGAATCTTCCGATTCCTCCAAGTCGAAGGCCAAAGCCTTCTCCCCTCCTTCTATTTTTGAAATCGAATCTTATTGCAGAGAACGGAATAACGGGATAGATGCCGAGTGGTTTCATGATTTTTACCAGTCGAAGAACTGGATGGTTGGTAAGTCGAAAATGAAAGATTGGAAGGCTTCCGTCAGAACATGGGAAAGGAGAATGAAAAATGAGAAAAAACAGCAATCAGGAAGCAGTCAGTATGAAGAGCTTTAACCTACCGTCGGATAAGGATGTCGAATCAGTTGTTCTTGGGATGTTGCTGATCGAATCTACTGCTATCAATGCCGTTTCTTCCGTATTGACAAAGGATGTTTTCTTTAATGAAGCGAATGCGGCAGTATATGATGCTATAGACCAGGTGGCAAAGGATGGAGATGTTGTCGATATGATGTTGGTCGTATCTAAGCTGTCGAAAATGGGCAAATTGGACGAAATAGGAGGACCATTCTACATAGCCCAATTGACTAGCAAGGTGGCAATGACAACTAATTTGTTGGCTCATGCGCTATATCTTAAGGAGTTATACATGGCTCGTCAGCTTATACTTTCAGGCCATAAAATTATGGCTATGGCCCTTGATAGGACCTTGGATATCGAAGATACGACTTATTCCGGCATCAAGATGCTCGAAAATATAGCACGAGGAATGACGGTTGGAACGAATACAGCCGATTTGAGAACACTTTCTCACGAAAGTATGTCAATGTACGAGAGACGCAAAGAAAATTTGTTAGATGGCAGGAAAACGGGTATTTTGACCGGAATAGATAAGTTGGACAATACTCTGCTTGGCTTAAAAGGTGGTCAGCTTGTCATTTTAGCGGCTCGTCCTGCAATGGGTAAGACGGCTTTTGCCTTAAACATAGCGAGGACGGCTGCCATGTCTGGCCATCCTACGGTTATCTTTTCTTTGGAGATGTCAGGAGTAAGTTTGTCGGATAGGATGCTAATAGCACACGGTGATTTTAATGCCGCAGCTTTTAGAAAAGGGGCATTGACCGATACAGAGGAGGCTAATCTATCTCAATCAGTTGATTGCTTGGGTGAGCTGCCGATAACGGTAGACGATACATCTGGCCTCCAAATCCAACAGATTAGTTCCGTCGCGAAAAATCTCCAGCGTAAAGGTAAATGCGAGCTTGTGATTATAGATTACCTCCAACTTGTAAGGATCAAGTCGGAAAACAGGAATTATTCCAGAGAACAGGAAGTTGCTGAGACAACGAAGTTTGCAAAAGGAATGGCTAAGAGCTTAAATGTGCCTGTCGTCCTGCTTTCACAGCTTTCGAGAAAATGTGAAGAAAGACAGGATAAAACGCCAATATTGTCCGATCTGAGAGAATCAGGAAGTATTGAGCAGGATGCGGATATAGTGCTGATGCTCCATAGACCGGCATACTATGATCGTAGCGAGGAGCAGGGGATGGGGATTGTGCGAGTTGCGAAGAATAGAGATGGTCGTACAGGAGATGTTAAATTTCATCATAACAAGACATTAACGAGGTTTACGGATTATGATATTCCGTGCCCATTTTAATCTAAAAAGATATGGCAAATAAACCAACGAAAAAAAGAGTCCGCCTATATGGTGTCCAGCGAACAGCGCATAATCGGTCAAAATATGAGCGTAGTAGATCGGATGATCGCTACCATTCGTGGCGGTGGACGAAGGAAAGCAGGGCATTTAGAGAGTCCCATCCTCTGTGTGAAGAATGTTTGAAAAAAGGGCTGTATGTGCCTTCTGAGGTGGTGGATCATATCATCCCTATAGCCATCCATGACTTTTGGGATGAGTCAAACTGGCAAGCGTTATGCGCGAAATGTAATGCAGCCAAAGGTAATAGGGATAAAAAAATAATAAACGGCAGACAATGAGTAGCAAAAAGTCAATCGTAGTAATTACTCCTCCTGAGTATTTACAAAAAAAAGAGAAATTTGAATTATGTGGTTTTGTTTGTCCTAATTGCAATGGTAGAAAGGAGTTTATAGATCAACAAGGACGAGATGAGTTTAAATCTACAAAGTGTCTTTTTTGTAATGGTTTAGGCCGTGTTAAAGCTGTTGTTAATGTCGAATGGAAATCAGATGAATAAAATTAAATATACATATGAAAATAAGCGAATTTGAAAATACTGAATGGGGTGCAGGTATGTTGGCTATCATAAATGATAATATATTGGAAATCATATCTGTTGACTTTTCTACTAATGAGATATGCGTTTTGTATAATGGTAAATCTTTTTGGTTGCCTTG